CAATAGATGAGCTAAGTCATCAATATATCCTTTGACTTGTGTTACGATTTCCTGCATTGGTTTTCTCCCGTTAGTTAACAAAAAAAAAGGTCACACGATTTTAAAAACCGAGTAACCTCTATAATAACTATATGTTTTATAAATAATATTACGAGTATATATTTATATATTAGGATTTTTTTCGGTCTATATATTTATAATTGACAACATATAGGTAAATCATGGCTATTGACTACGAAATCTTTGAGGGTAAATCACTTTCTTCTCTCTTCAAAGATATTTACGATAATACAGAATACAATAAAAAACAACTTGACATCTTAACAAAAGAGCTCGTGCAGTTTATTAAAGATGGTGACACCGCTGTGCAGATAGTCCCAATGATAAAAGAGTATCTCGAAATAAATGTTAAGAACGACGACCAACTCGTTAAGATGGCTGGTATCGTACAAAGACTTATATCAACAGAGCAAAAGGCCGGTAGTGAGGATGAATATGGTTTATCTGAGGAAGAAAAAAATCAGTTATTATCTAATCTCGAAGATTCAGTGAAAGACATCCAAGAGGAATCAGATAAAATTAATAATAGAATTACATCGATAACTAACTAATGGCTCATCGTACTAAAAATAAAACAGACAATAACTCGACGATTCCTTTAGATAGATTTAGTGAACCCACACAAATTAGTAGCTACATTAAATCAATAGTAGAAAGTTCACTTTATGATTTTCATGAATGGGAAGCATTTCGTGTTACAAACGTAATTACAGATGGAACTTTTGAAAGAGGTTCTGTCGAGGGAGAATTTACCGTCGACTCATCTCAACCTATCTTAGGTGATGTTGTTAGACCGCTGTTTGGTAATGCTTTTTTGCAAGTGCCTGTTAGGGGGGAGCAAGTTGCAGTTGTAGAATTCAATGGGCGACACTATTATTTAGGAGTTGTTAATACAAAAGGTCAGGTTAGAGAAAACATAATTACATCAGTCCCATATGAAATACCTGATTTATCACCATCCGAAGATGAGAGTTTCGAAAGAAAGGATATACCGCCAATAAAAATAACAGAGGGTTGTACATTATATGAGGGTCGATTTGGGCAATCAATACATTTTGCACGGAACAAAGAAAATGATGCACCATTGATTAGAATTGGGGTTAGGGATAAAACTGGTTTAGATGCGATAGATGATAGTTTTGATAATAACGACTCGATGATACTTTTGACAAGTAACGGTGAGAAATTTAGTGAAAATCAATTACCAAGACTCGACCAAAAGGAGACAATAAATGGAAAAAATATTGTATTAAAAAGTGGGGATATATTTATTAAAGGTGAAGGTAAAATTGAGTTGGAAGCAGAGTCTGTTGTAATAAATGCCAAATCAAAAAGAACGATTAAGATGGGTGACCCAAGAGCTCCGATGTTACCAACAGTTAATGGAGAAAAATTATTAGAATTTCAGAATGCTGTAGTCGGTATACTTACAGGTATAAATGAACTGTTGATATCTCTTGGTGGTGGGCCAGCCGCATTACCTAAAATAGCTAATGATGCCCGAGTGTTAAAAAACAACATTACAACTGTTAAAGACTCGATTATAAATTTAGAATTTCTAAACTTTAATGTCATGACGGCTGACCCTAATTTTGAACCACCAGAATTACCGAGCCTTGATTTACCTGAACTACCAGAAGTACCAGAAATACCAAAGGTTGACATACCTAAAGTGTCTGATGTTAGTATACCTGAGATACCAGACGTACAGGATACTGAATTAAGAAAACTTGAAATTTTACAAAAATTAAAAAAATAGTTAGAAGGAGTTATTATGACTAAGAAAGACCTTGTCAGAATTATACGTGAGGTGGTAAGACACGAGGTTAAAAAAGAGGTAAGGCAGATATTTATAAATGAGAATCAATCAAAAGAAAATATCGAGTTACCAAAACCAAAAGTCACAGAAAAGAAAACTTACACAAAAAACAAATCACTGAATGATGTATTAAATGAAACGGTCGGTTTAACAAAAACAAAAAGCCAAACAGAAGATTATCCAACTTTAGGCGGTGGTACTTTTGATACAAATCGTATGGCTGAGTTAATGGGATATGGTCAACCTGAAGAAGCAAAACGAGATATGGTTGCGGTAGATACTCTTAAGAAGGCTGGTAAATCAGTCAATGATGTGCCAGAGGCTGTGACAAATGCATTAACAAGAGATTATAGTGACTTGATGAAAGCTATGAATAAGAAAGGTAAGTAATGGCATCGGCTAGAGAAAATGATTTAAATCCCAACGTTTATATAGGTTTAGCATTACCAATTAAACCTGACGATAATAATGTGTTTTCTCTAACAAAAAATTCATACGACCAAGTACGACACAATCTCAGAAATTTATTATTGACTAACGTTGGTGAGAGAGTTTATCAGCCAGAGTTTGGTAGTAGGTTAAGAGAATTATGTTTTGAACAACTTGACGATACCTTACCACAAAGAGTTGAAGATGAGGTAAGGAGAGCAGTAAACTTTTGGTTACCTTATGTAAACATAGTAGAAGTAGAAACATTGACAGAACAGGATAATAAATCAAAAATATTTGTTAGAGTAAAATTCTCTACAACTTTAAATTCAGAAACATTACAACAAATTGAGTTGGATGCAACATATACAGCTGAGAGATTATAATGGCAAGAACAAGTGTAAAAAAGAATGTTATTAAACCAGTTAATTATCTTAACAAGGATTTTAGTGATTTTCGTGATAATTTAATCGAATTTGCTAGACAATATTTTCCTAACACCTACAACGATTTTAACGAAGCATCACCTGGTATGATGTTCATTGAAATGGCAGCTTATGTAGGAGACGTGCTTTCCTATTACATAGATTCACAGTTTAGAGAAACTCTTTTAGCATATGCTGAAGAAAAGAAGAATGTTTATACCATAGCTCAGTCATTCGGATATAAACCAAAGACAACAACACCTGCTAATGTGGTGTTAGATGTTTTTCAAACCATACCAGCCTTAAATGGTGAACCTGATTATCGTTATGCTTTGAATGTAAAAGCAGGTGCGACAATAAAATCAACAACGACAGGTAAAACTTTTAGAACAATTGAAGATGCTAATTTCAAATTTAATAGTCAGTTCGAACCAAGGGTAACAACAATATTTGAAAGTAACGGTGGTACTCCAACAAAATATTTACTCAAAAAACAAGTACGTGCCGAAAGTGGTGAGGTCGCAACAGAATTTTTTACGTTCGGAACAGCACAAAAATATAGTCAAATTAAATTAGGTAATACTGACGTGATACACATCATATCATGTATCGATGACGATGGTAATAGTTGGTATGAGGTTGATTCTTTGGCCCGAGATACTATCTTTACCGATGTTGAAAACAATTCCTCAACAGACCCTACCTCAGTGACTAATAGGGAGGTTTCACCTTATCTATTAAAGTTAAGGAGAGTTCCAAAAAGATTCACAACATTTATAGATGAAAATGAGAACACTTTCTTACGATTTGGTGCTGGAGTATCCGATAATCCTGATGAAGAAATAATACCGAATCCAGATAATGTAGGTTCTAATTTACCAGGTAGTCCAAGTTTTCTAAATAAGGCCTTTGACCCAAGTAATTTTTTAAGGACAAAAGCTTTTGGTCAAGCACCATCTAATACAACTCTTACAATAAAATATTCTTATGGTGGTGGTATTGATGACAACGTTAGTAGTAATGATATAACAGAATTAACAAGTGCACAATTTGAAATACAGACAGAGAATTTAGTTGGTAGTCTTATCTCAGAGGCTGAAAATTCTGTATCATTTACAAATCCGAATCCATCAAGTGGTGGTTCAGCTGGACAAACCATTAGAGAGGTTAGAGATAGTGCTCTTGCATATTATCAATCACAACAGAGAGCGGTGACAAGAGAAGATTATATGGTTAGAGCATATTCTTTACCAGCCAGATATGGTAATATCGCAAAAGTTCATTTAGTACAAGATGACCAGTTGAATACAAAATCTGCATTAGATGATTTGGACAGAGCTGTAACGCAGGATGACGTTGATAACAAAAGGACAATAAGGTCATTACAAGCGAGAGTACCAAATCCATTAGCACTAAATATGTACACACTCGGATATAATAGTAATAAGGTATTGGAACCACTATCACAAACTGTAAAAGAAAATCTGAAAAATTATTTATCAGAGTATAGATTAGTAACAGATGCAATCAATATCAAGGATGCATATATTATTGATATAGCTGTTGATTTTGCAATTCTAACAAAAGTTGGTTATAACAAAAACGATGTTCTACTTAGGTGTGTCGCTGCAGTAAAAGATTTCTTTAACATTGATAATTGGCAGATTGGACAACCAATTGTTACCGCGGATATAGTTTATGAACTATCATTAGTTGAAGGAGTCGCGGCGGTAACAAAACCACTTGAAAGCACAAATGATTCCCAAATCGTAGTTACGAATAAGTTCAGACGAGCAGATGGATATTCTGGTAACACATATGACATTGAATCAGCGACAATCAACGGAACAATTTATCCGGCACTTGACCCAAGTATTTTCCAAGTAAGATTCCCAAATACTGATATAAGAGGTAAGGTGGTTGGAGATAACTTAGGAATCACGGAGTAAACTAATGCATTATTTTGTATTCTCAGAAAAAGATACTACAATATATCAGGCGAGTGGTAGTCAAAATACTGGTCTTGATGAGATTCTTGAGGTAAGAAAAGATATAAGTAAAACTGGTGGAACGATTAATGTATCTCGTGCCTTGATTGAATTCGATTTAACAAGAATCACAAGGGATATCAATCGTGGTATAATTAAGAATCCAAAATATTTTTTGAACTTATTCGAAGCGAATTCAACAAACCTTAACACCACTCAAAGCTTGTACGCATATCCAGTTAGTGGTTCATGGGTTATGGGTGGTGGACGATTAGATGATAACCCAATAACCACTGAGGGTTGTAGTTTTAATTTTAGAGATGGTAAAACACAAAGCACGTTGTGGAGACCACCAGTTACTGCTTCAGGTGGTAATTGGCATACAGGTAGTGGATTTGAAGCATCAGCATCCATCACTCATAAAACAACCGATGTAAGAATGGATGTCACCGATATTGTAAATAAATGGCTCAGTGGTTCGATAGATAATAATGGTTTTATAATAAAAAGAAGTGGTAGTCTTGGAACAATCACTACAGGTAGTAATGATGATGAGGGTAACTCAACTAGGTTTGGTAATTTACAATTCTTCTCTTCTGACACGCATACAAAATATCCACCAAGTCTTGAAGTTCAATGGGATGATTCGGTATGGAGTACAGGTTCCTTATCAGCATTATCCAGCACAGATATAGAGGACTTGGTAATTTACATGAGAGGACTAAGACCTGAGTATAAAGAAAAATCACGTGTCAAATTTAGACTCGTTGGAAGAGCAAGATTTCCTGATAAAAGTTTTTCAACAAGCCCGACCAATCTGACTGTCAAGTATTTACCTAGCGGTAGTATCACAGGTGATGGTACATTCTATTCGTTACAAGACGCGGAAACAGAGGACGTAATTGTTCCATTCGGTAGTGGTTCAAAAATTAGTTGTGACTCTACAGGTAACTTTTTTAATCTCGACCTTGATGGTTATCAGCCAGAAAGATTTTATTCTATTTTATTTAAGGTCGTGAGTGGTAGTGGAACGACACAGGTTACCGAACAATACTTTGATGAGGGATTTACATTTAAGGTTACAATCTAATGACTTATATAATAGCAGAACCATGTGTCGGAACTTGTGACACAGCATGTGTCGAGGTCTGTCCTGTTGATTGTATACATGGGCCCTACGACAAGGAGGGTAGTGGAAAAGAAGCAATGGTGGACGGCTTTGTTCCTAAAGAAACAGATTCACTTTATATAGACCCGGAGGAATGTATAGATTGTGGTGCATGTGAACCAGAATGTCCTGTTGATGCTATTTTCGAAGACAGCGAAGTACCAACCGAATGGCAACATTACATTAAGAAAAATTATGATTTTTTTGGTAGGGAGATGACTTGATGCCTTATACACAAGATGAATTAAAAAATGTAGAGTTTTATACCGATTTTGTTGATGAACTTAGAGATAACTATCTAACACAGGTATCTGCTTCGGCTCAAAATAACTTCAGAGACCAAAATAACATATTACAATCTTATGAGGATATTTTAACAAACTCAGGTATAGAAGATGCAGAATTGAATCAAGTTCTTTACAAACCCTATATTACAGAGGAACAAAGAAAAAATACTTTTACAATATCTAACGATGGATATCCAATCTATACACGTGGACAAAATTTAAATGCAGTTGTTAATAGAAATTTTAATGAATTAACGGATTTACTTGTATCTGATTTACCAGGCGGTGTGGAAGAGGGTGACGTTATTACAAACGATGACCCCTATAACCAAGACAGATTTTTAATAGAGAATGGACAGAAAAGATTTTTTACAAACATCGGAATATTTTACGCGGTCGGTAAAACACTTAGAGACCTTGTAACATTACCACAAAATATTATTGATTCAATTAACAGTGGTGAGGATTTGATATAATGGAAGTTAGATTATCAAGAAAAGACCTACAGATTTTAGATACAGGTGGACGAGGTAAACCAACCGAAAGACCTTTTGAATATGTCACATCATTTGACCCGCGTACTAACACTGATGATATAGTCGAGGTTCTAATCCATGATGAAAATCAAAATTTTTTAGAACGAGGAATTGTTGACGTTGATGATGTAATTTATTCAAGTGATGGTATAAGATTAAAGACCGGTGTAATACTTAGAAAATTTGGTTATGATAGAGGTAGGTATGTTGTAAAGTATAATTTTTTACGAAACTTAGCTGGTTCGGATGAAACCGTTTTAGTCGATGAGGGTGGTAATGTTTATGATGGTGATTTTCATGTCATGCCAGATGGTACAATTATGGATGGTGAATCACATGAAACCTCAGAGGGGATAATACTTCGATTGTTAGAATTGAAATATTTTATACAACAGATATCAGGTACGAGACGAGAGATAAGAATATTACCACAAGAGATAAATGACATAGACTACATCGATAAATTTGTAAGTTTATCGAATGGTATAAGAAGACTTAAATTACAAAATAATGTTGCAACATTCAAAACGGATGCCCAAGGCTCTACTCTCGCGGGTGATTCGTTAGTGATTAAGATGGATAGTAACCAATCAATCATCCCTCAAATGAAGGGAGGATTAATATATCTAAATAATGCATTTGTTGAGACTGAACTCGCAAGACCGACTGCAGAAGACCTTGATACAAGGATTGAGGAATTAGACTCCGATACCGTACAGGCAAGATTCTTAATTATAGGGGACAATGGGAGGGAGTTTGATGGAGATAAAAGTTTTCAACGGACACATGATTTTTTTGCACCCTTACCTGATGGCACTCAATTTAATAAAAATGGTTTACCAGATAGAAAAATTGGAGATGGTGTATTAGATTTTTCTCCACAACGTGCTGGTGGAGGTAGACCAAATGAAAATCTTACAGGCACCACAAGACAAATTAGGTGGTTAAATGCGGATACTTTTAGTAGAGCACAATATAAGCCTTTAGGTGGTGGTACTGATAATCCTGTCATTGTGACACTTAGAAGTATTTCTGAGAGACCTCAGAATATTGCATTTCTTTATGAGTGGGAATTTTTTGGATGGAATATAGATACACGCGAAGAAAAAAGTGATGCTCCTTTGGTGGTTAAGAATCCTGGTACACCAGGCGGAGAGATTTTTATTCCGAGTCAACCTAATTCATTGAGAACATCAGGAACTGATTTAAAAGAAATAACAGTCCATATTTATGGAGAGCTGATAAGGCTTGGAGTCAGGTTAAAAATTTCATCAAAAGATGGTTTGACAAGTGAAGTTTTATATCCTGCATGTATAGAGACAAGTAAAGGTTAATCATGTCAGATTTAGTATTCGAAACAGGTACAGGTGATGATGATAGTGGAGGAGGTGGAGGTAGTTCTGCTGCAACCAATACAAATCCATCGACTCAACCTACCCAAAACACCACACCACCCGCATTAGTTTTTGGTGGTGATGTCCAAGTTGATGGGAGTGTAGCAAGAGTAGAAGGCGGAGAAAGGGTTGAGGTGACTCTTGAGGGTGCGGAGTTTTTAACTACATCTTGGGTATGGTCTATTGAAAAACCAGATGGCAAATCATACACAGACTCCACCGATAATAATAAGGAAACTTTCACTTTTTCACCTGTTGCTTTGGGTTTTAATAAGACAGGTGATTATGTAATCAAGGTTGATTTTGTACAGAATGGTTCAAGTAGTGATAGCGTTGCAGGCACACCAATACCCCTTTTGCAACGACTTTCTATAAATTTTCCAACGGATGATAGCCCAGTTGTCTTTAAGACTTTCGCTCCTTTTATAGCTGAAATCAAGGAAGTCGATGATAAGATAATTAAAATTAGTCAGAGTTGGAATACATTCAAATCTAAGGCCGGCTTTGTTGATGACGTGGAACAGCCAACAAAAGAATTCGATAATGTTACCATATCATATAAAATAAATGATATTACTGATTTAAATACATTTTTACACTTGGGTGACAATAAAAAGATGTTGATTACAAACATCAAGTCTGATAAGGATTTATTTCCTGATACTCCATTCTCGAATATACTTAAATTATACAAACCTTTAGACGAAGATATACAAGAACTTGATAATGTATATATAGTTAAGGAAGTCCTACCTCAAATAACTGAAACAGTTGATTTATATCCATACGAGCAAGAAGAGGAACAACTAAATGTATTAATACCACCTGATAGTCCACCAAAAAATTCAGTCATTGTTAATAGACCAACCCCTTATTCTAATTACAACACCTTAATAACAGATGATAAAAGATTACAAAAAGATATTGAGGATAAATTTATTTCTGGTTCAGATAGTGTTGAATTGAACGTTGATTATAGTAAATATTCTGAGTTTGTTAATTTTAGTTCTGCACAAAGAAGATTAGAAAACTTTAAATATAAACTACAACAGATAGAAAGTTTTACGGCACAAAGTTCCTCTAATGCTGCATTAACAAATGGTGCAGCCGATGCCTTAACTTTTGAGAATAAAATACGTAATACTAAGAATAATTTTGATGGTTATGAAAAATATTTATACAATATTAGTTCCTCATATTCCACAAGTTCATTAGGGGAAACTTTTGATGCATCATGGCCGAAGACTGGTGCTGGAACATATGCAAGTCCTTTTGTGCCTGTGTCGTCATCTGATTCATCATTTACTTCTTGGTATGGTGCAGTTGAAACAAAAACTGGTCAAATATATTCTGCATCTTTTTATGACTATGAAAATCCTAATAGACTAATTAATCTTCTACCTGAACATATAACAACCGAAAGGCAAAATAAACCTTTCTTAGACTTCATGGATATGGTAGGTCAACACTTTGATGATTTGTGGTTGTATACAAAAAATCTATCAAGCATAGTGGATAGGTCAAATAAGTTGACGGAGGGAATGTCAAAAGATTTATTATTTGCAATAGCAAAATCATTAGGTTGGGATACACAAGATGGTAAAGACCTAATAGAATTGAGTAGATTCGGTTTTGGACAAAAATTAAGTGGTAGTGGTGATTATGGTTTATACACATCGGGTTCGATAGATTCACCAAACGAAGCTGATATATCTAAGGAAATTACAAAAAGATTAATCACAAGTATGCCTTACATATTAAAAACAAAAGGAACTAAGAATTCCCTAAAGGCGATAATGAACTGTTATGGTATACCGAGTTCTATTCTAAGGGTAAGAGAATATGGTGGAACAAAAGAAAACGAAAAACCACAATACGAAATATCAAGAAAATTTACAAGGGCTCTTGGGTTTAGAGGTAGTCAATATGTTGAGACCGCTTGGAGTAACACTTCACAAACATCAAGAAAACCAGAGACAGTAGAATTTAGATTTAGAGCTGCATCTGGTTCAGACCAAGTCTTAGTACAAAAGGACACACAATGGGCTATAAAACTTAGAGACAATGCATCATCTGATAATAATGGTTCAGTTGTATTTATGTTATCAGGCTCGGAAGGTTACAAGGAGACTGTCACAGAAACTTTACCAATCTACGATGGTGATTATTATTCTGTAATGTTACGAAAACAAAGAATTGATACTAACCTATTTAAGACCGGTAGTTTTGAACAAGCTACAACATTATTTAATCCCCCCTTTATAACTGGTAGTAATTCCGCTGAGAGGGGTAGATTAAGAATTGTGAGTAGTTCGGGTGTAGCACGAAACGGAACAAAATCATTAGAATTTAAAAACACCGCTGCAGCTGATGACCCCGCTAGGAATGTCGCATATTCATATTTATATAGGAGTAGTTCGATAGACCATCCTGGTATGCAGGCGGGTATTGCTAATGTATCGGAGGGTGAGACTTTTACGTTGACAGCTTTTGCAAAAGCATCTGCTAGTACAACTGATGGTGT